TAATGACTGGACAAATTGCAGCTACTGGTAGAAGATTTGCAGAAAACGAAACCAAACTTATTATTGAAGCACTTGATGGAGCAAATGCAACCACAGCAGGTGGAGCATCCATAACAATCGCTAATGTGGCAGAATCTATGTTTGATGTTGAAGACAATGATTATATCCCAACAGATATGATAGTAGGAAACGAAGTTGTACAAGACTTAAGACAAATAGATACTTTTGCAGAAGCAGACAAGTGGGGCGACAAAAGCTCATATAATAGAACTGGTTGGATTGGAAAATTCTACGGATTAAATGTCCATAGATTTAGCACAAATGCAGCACCAAGTACAACTTATTCTAAATACGCATATATCTTTGATAGAAGTGAAGCTTACGCTATTGCTATTAAAAGAGATATTAGTGTAGAAAACTTCACCTTACCAAGTTTCGACATGGAAGGCGCAGCAGTTACTCAGAGAATAGATGTACAACTACTTAGAAGCAAAGCCGTATCCAAGATTACAACAGCTTAACTATAATTTAAAATAACAATTTATTATTAACTTTTTTGTTAGTTTTCAATTTTTTTTATTGGTAAAACTAACAGTCTTTTGACTTTAAACATAGTTGGCGAACTTTAAACGTAAATTAAATAGGAGAAAAAATACATGAGTCATTTAGTAGACGGATTAGGTAACGAAGAATTAGGCGGAGCAGGAGATACAGGTAGTAAAGATGCACAGCTTTGGATAACTGGAAGTGTAACAAGCGAAAGTATTATTCAAGATTCAAATGGAATACTTGAAAGTACACATTTTGCATCAGGAACTGTAACAAGAGACACCTCAGCATATGGAGCAAACCTTAAAGTTGGTGGATTCACAATGCCAGCAGGTAGTGAAGCATCAGTTATTTTTGATGAAGCATTTTCAACAGGAAGTTATGCAATGTTCTTTAGTGTTGCAGGAAATGCAGGCGCTTTAGGAAGTGAAACACTATACATTAGTGGGGCAATGAGAGCAAGCGGATGTGAAGTTGTCGGTCAAGCAAGTCAGAAATACAATTATCTAGCAGTAGGAATTTAAGACTCATTCATTTAAAAATGAGTTATAAGCAAACTATTACTTGGAGTGGGTTAGACGCACAAGTAGATACTAACGGAAGATTACAAGTTGCTATTAGTGGTAACATTGTAATAGGTAGTGTTAGTGCTAACGTTGATTCTATTTATATACAATCTGGAGCTAATTTACAAGTAGATTCTGTAGATAGTTCATATATTACTTCTGGAAACGTAGTTACATCTGGAACAGTTATATTACACGGTTTAGAAAGTGGAACAACACCTGGAGCACCAGTGCCTTTATTATGCACAGCCGAAGGTTATTTGTTAATGACTGCAACTGTATAAATATAACATGGTAGGAACAGTAAACACAATAGGAAGTATAGCAACATACTTAATAGAAGTATTTCCAGACTTACCAGAAGGTGTAAGTGGAAACTTAATTATAGTTGCAGACACAGCAAGACAATATGTTGAAAATTACACAGGTGTTGTAATCGGTTCTAATTCTATAGCAAGACAATACCAACCAGCAATCTTAGATTTCGCAAAAGCAGACACAGTCGATTTATTCAATGCACAAGCAGGAGGAGAAAAGCTACATTTAGCTGAACTCTCTATAGAAGAAACTGGTGAACAAATGTCCGCAGAACAATACAGAATTCTTGGAGAGATGAAGTTGAAAGTATTAGGTAAGGGAACTTATCAAGTAGCAAGAACTTTGTCTTAAATGGCACAAATAAATGGTGTAAGATTTTTTAATGAAGAAAAAAACAATGATTTTTATTTAGATGACATTCAATTTAATGTTTCTGGAGCAAATGCAGAACCATTAGAATATAAAATAGAACCAACCTTAAATAATGATTTGTGGATTAAATCATTTAGAAAAACATGGAAAGATGATGTAAACTCGTCAATATCAGGTGCTGGAATGATAAATATAAATCCAAGTATTTTTTTAAGTGCTGGAAGTTTAGAAAATGGATTACAATTTAAAGGAATGTCAAATGGTAATGTATTAGACACAGCAAACATAAAATCTTTCACTGATTTTTTACAATTTCCAACAACAAAATTATCTAACACTATTTCTAATGGAAGTGAAACACTAATAACACTTGATTGGACATTTGAAAAACCAATAAGATTAAAAAATGAATGTGAAGATTATCTTTCTTGGACAGTACAAGATGATTTATCAAATTTATCCTTATTTAGAATAGCTGCAACAGGCTGGGAGCAAGAAATATGACTACAAGAACAAGATTAGTAGCAGGATTGAATAGTTTAATTCAAAGAGGTGGTAGACCTATAATGTTTCAGTATTATTCTTCAGTGATAGGTTCAGTATGGGACGATGACGTTACTTTAAGCCAATCTGGGGCAGATTTATGGACAAGTGGGATAGTTTTACCATTAAATAATTCTCGTGGTTCAGAAGATGGATTTTTAGTTGAACAAGGAAAAATTAGAAACGATGATATTAAATTATTTACTCGTGGAGATTTATTATTCACTGGAAGTGAGTTACAAGTAAAAATCCAATTAGGAAGTGCACAGCCAGAACATTATTCTTTAATTGGAGGAGTAACACGAACAGAAGTAGGTGGTGGACCCGTCTATAAACGAGCATTTATTAGAAGAATTACCACACCAGGTAGTTTAGTATGATAAGTGCACATATAACAGGAATTAGAAAAGCACAAGCCTATTTATTAGCAAAAAAAGTAGTAGTTAAAAAGCAAGAACAAGTAGGTTTAAACAAAGCAGCACTATTTCTACAAGGAGAAGTTAAACAAAGTATTGCAGGACATAGAAACGAACCAACAAGTGTTGATACCGGAAGGTTTTTAAACTCGGTAGATACTTCAGTTGGAAAAGACGATGCAATAGTATTTACTAATTTGCCTTATGCACCACCTTTAGAATTTGGAACTACACGTATTAAGGCAAGAAAACATTTTAGAAATAGTAAAGATAGAAATAAACAAAAAATGGTTGAAATTATGCAAAGAGAAATAAGTATATAATAAAACTATTAACATATATAAATAAAATCACATTCAATTAAATATCACAAGCGAGTGGTAAAGAGTCAAAGCGATGGCAGTAGAAAAATCAACATTATTAAGAGATGTATTGTTCTTTATTAAGAACGATTTAGCAAATAATATTACAGACCCAATAAGTAGTAAACGTAGTACTAAAAGTAAGTTTGTAACGACTTCTTATCCTCAAAGGGATGTGCAATATCCAATTATAACAATCAAAGTGACAAATGTAGAAGCATCAAGAGCAGGAATGCAAACAACAAATCAAGACATTGCACTAACAATCGAAGCTAGAATTTGGGCAAGGAACGAAAAAGAAAAAGATGAATTATATACTAGTGTATTTAATAGACTAGACAGCATCCAATTCACTGCGGATGGTTCAATAGATGCAGATTTGCATGGAATAACTATACTTTCAAGCGTGGAAGTAGACGAAGAAGGGCAACAAGGAATTAAATCAAGAATACTACAGGTTTTGTATTCATTTTACGGATGACATTCAATAAAGTATTAAAAAATGACAGAGTTAAAACTGCAGAACCAAGAATAACAAAAAAAATAATAAACGGAGTAGAAAAATTATATATCAAAGTTTTTTGTAAAGAAGAAGGAAAATTAAGATTAATAAATGAAGAACTAAAATATACTTATCATAAGTAAAAAGGAGGGAAAACATGGCAAGATACATAAACGACCAAAACAAAGTAATCGGAACTTACGAGTCTGGAACCTATGGGGTTCAAATGACAGGTTCAGGACATTTTTGGATTGGCGAAGTAACCGAAAATTCAATCAGCGACTCTGAAGGTTTAATAGAAAATAGATATTTGGGAACAGCTAGTCGTTCTTACGATTCATATACGCAAGGACCACAAGATGTGACAGGTACTCTTTCATATAATGCTCAAGACATGAGATTGGTTTTTTATTCTATAGGTTCAATATATGGTGTTTCAGGTGACACAGGTGTTAATTCTGTACATACAGTAACAGAAATTAATTCAAATGTAATTCAAAACAAATTTACAAGTGGAACAGCACAAGGAAATGCACCAATAAGTTTTACACTGGAAGATTCCAAACAAGCAGTTGGAACAGGAAGAAACTTTATTAGAACAGTTAAAGGTATTGTACCAAATACTTGTACTATTTCAGCAACACAAGGTGAAAAAGTAACAGTAGCTTTAGACTGGCTTGGACAAAGTGAAGTAACAAGTTCAGGAACATCTACCACAATAACAGCAGTTACACGAAGACCATATTTATGGAGTGATTGTTCATTAAGTTTAGTTAGTTCAATTGGAGCAACAAGCGGACTAAGTACAATTAAGGGATTTGATTTCGAAACAAATCAAAACAGAACAGGACCACACTATTTAAATGGCTCAAGAGTTATAGCAACACCATTCAATGGGAATAGGGACTATAATTTAAGCGTAACAATGGATTTAGATGGAACAGAAGCAGATATGTTATACAATGAAATGTATAAGAATAATGCAGCATTTAATTTTACAATAGATATGGATGCAGATGCTACAGCAGGTAGTCAACACGCAACATTCTATTTATCAGGATGTAAAATTTTATCAATGGAAAATCCAAGTGTAGTAGAAGGGACAACCGAAACAACAATAGAAATAAAACCAAAAAATGTAAATGGAGTATCATATGACTCTGACAATCTTAGTACCAGTAGTGGTTTATACCACTTGGGAATTGATTGGTAATTAAATTAAGGAGGTTAAAAGATGAAAGAATTAAAAATAGGTGAAAAGATTTACAACATTCGTGAAATTCTATACAAAGACTTAGTGGAACTTGGACAAGACGCAAAGGAAAGTCCAAAAAAACTAATGATGTTATCTACAGGAATGACTGCAGAAGAATTTGAAGTTCTATCATTAGGTGACGGAATAAAAATACAGCAAGTCATTAATGATTTAAACGGATTAGTAGATTTTCAGAAACCTCAAGAATAAGCACTGAGTTAGTAATCTGTGAACACTTTAAGTGGGAATTAGATTATTTAAGAAATCTTAAAATGAAAGATTATCTTGGTGTAATTAAGTACATGAAAAAACTTGAGGCCAATAATAAAAAAGCTATGAGAAAATCTAAAAGAAGATAATGGTATCAGCAGGATTACTTGGGGGACTAGCAGGTGGAGCAACAGTAGCAATTACTATAAGGGCTATTGATAAGTTTAGTGCAACATTTGCACTAGCAAATAAATCTATGTTAAAGCTAGGTGGAGCCCTAACGATTTTAGGAGTAGCTGGAGCAGCAGCAGTAGGTGGATTATTAAAAGTAGCTGGACAGTTCGAACAAACAAATATAGCATTTAGTACAATGCTTGGTAGTGGTGAAAAAGCTCAAGTAATGTTAAAAGATTTAGCTAATTTTGCAGCAAGAACCCCTTTTCAAATACCAGACGTAGAAAAGAATGCTAAACTTCTTTTGGCTATGGGAATTGAGGCAGAAAAGATAATCCCAACTATGAAAGCATTAGGAGATGTTTCTGCAGGTTTATCAGTACCATTAGAAAGAATAGCATTAAATTTTGGACAGGTTAGAACACAAGGAAAATTAACTGGAAGAGAATTAAGAGATTTTAATATTGCAGGTGTTCCCTTAATTCAAGAATTATCAAAAAATTTAAACATAGCTGAAAAAGAAATTAAAGAAATGGTTTCTAGAGGTGAAATAGGTTTTGATTTAGTTGAGCAAGCATTTATTTCTATGAGTAGTGAAGGTGGTAAGTTCTTTGATTTAATGGATGCACAATCACACACCTTTTTAGGACAAATGAGTAATATTCAAGATAGTTTAGTTTCTGTTGGAAGAGAAATGGGTAAAGTTTTATTACCAGCAGCAAAAAATGTTGCAGGAGCAATACAAAGATTAGTAGAATGGCTACAAGAACACCCAACAGTAACCAAGTTTGCTGGAGCAGTATTAGCAATAGCAACAGCATTAGCATTAACCATTGGACCACTTTTATTGATTTCTGCAATTATGCCAATTTTAATAACTAGTTGGGCAACATTTACTGCAGTGACATTACCCTGGACATTAGCAATATTAGGAGTAATTGCTATTTTAGGAGTATTTGTTGCAACACTTACTATGGTTTTAGAAAATTTTGATGAATTCAAAATCGGAATGGCTATGATTTGGAACGACATTGTTAGCTTTTTTGAAAGAGGAATAAATAAAGTTATTGGATGGATTAATTATTTAATAAGAGGTTTTAACAAGATTGCACCAGCATGGGCAGATGTTAGTGAAATACCTGATGCTACCTTAGGAAGAATAGACGTTGATGCTATGACTAGAGAAGTTATAAAGAACAGGCAAGAAGTTGCCACCCATATTGCAGCACAAGATGCATTATTAAATGTTAGTAAAGGAAAATCTAAATCAGATAGTCTTGTAGACCAATTAGCAGGTTTAAAGGTTTTATATCAAGGAAATGAACAAACTGGATTTAAGTATGGTGACATTTTTAATCCAAGTGCATTTAGAGAATCAGAATTTAATTCTTTAGCAGATTACCAACAAGCACAAAGAGGCGGAGGCACAACAATTAATATAGATAATGTTAATGGTTTAGACCCAGGTGAAATAAGTAGGGCTCTTGCAAATGAATTTAACAGTAAGGTGAGCACATGATTAACACACTTTTAACAATAGCAGGAACAACATATGATGATTTTATTCAAATGAAAGTGGATGTTTCTAATGATGAATATTTAACATCATCAGAATTCAAACTAATTTTTGATAATCCTTTTGGAAGACACTCAAGTCATTTTAGTATTGGTGATGAAGTAATTATTTATGCAGATAAAGACACTGACCCTGCAACAACAAAATTATTTACAGGTATAATAGAAGAAATAAGATTTGATGGAAGAGAAAATTCCCAAAAAGTAGAATTAACTGGAAGAGATTATACTCAAAGATTAATGGACATCACAATAGAGCCAATAGTTTATACAGCAAGTGAAATTAGTACAATTATAACCAACATATTAATAAACGCAAATATAACAGACATAACAACAACAAATGTAAATGTTACTTCAACAACCTTAGCAAGAATATCATTTAATCAAATACCAATTTATGATGCATTCACACAATTAGCCGAACTAGCAGGTTTCTATTTCTATATTGATGCAGACAAAGATTTACACTTTGAACAAAAAAAGAATATATCTAGTGGATTAACATTCGACAACACAAACATATTGGAACAAACTTTTGACACAACAAGAAAAGGAATGGCTAATGATGTTTGGGTTTATGGTGACAGACAATTAGCAGGATATAAAGAACAATTATCTGGTGATGGTGGAAGTGTATTTACTTTAATAAGTAAACCACATAATACTTTTATAGAATATTTAGGAAATCCATTAAGAGGAGCAGTTTATCAAATGGCAACTGTACCAGAAAGTGGAACTAATTATTTAATAAGTTATTTTGATAAACAATTAATATTTGCAAGTGGAACTGATTTAGGATATGATTCAACACCTATAAGTGGAGGAAGTGTTCTAGTAACATATGATAGAGAAATTCCTATAGTAAAACATGGCGTAGAAAGAGATAGTATTGCAGTTTATGGACAGAAAAATAAAATAATAAATGATAAATCAATTAGAGACCCACAAACAGCAACAGACATATTAAAACAACAATTAGATAATGCAGACCCATATCAAGGAATGGTAGTTGATTTAAAAGGTTGGTATACTTTATTGCCAGGGCAAACAGTCAATACAACAATGTCAGATTTTGGATTAAATTCAACAGAATTGCCAATTTTATCAGTAAAATATATCTTTGATAAAAATACAATTTATTTAGAAAATGTTATTAGAGTAAAATTTAATAAAAAAATAAAAGACCTTACAGATGAGTTAGCAAAAATGAATAAACGTTTAGATGCAATAGAATCAGCAGACAGACAAGACACAGATATAATAACTAGATTAGAACAAGCAACAGGAAGTTTATTAGTTGTGGGAAGCCATTGGGAAGTTCGAACCAGAAACATAGCAGGATTAAATTTAATATTGGATAGTCCCTCTTTTGGATTATTAGACACAAATACTTTAGCAAGTGGAACAACACGTAGTTGGGTTTTAGGACATTCTCAATCAAGTATTTTAGGAACAAGCACATTAGGTCAAGTAACTGCAACATTCATAACAGTAGCAAGTGGAGGCTATTCATATTAGGAGGAAAAATGGCATTAACAAATTATGCAAAACAAGCAGTGGCATGGGGAATTGGTTCAGATATAACAAATAATTATATACAATATTGTGCAATTGGTTCAGGAAGTGGAGCAGTTTTAGCAACTGACACTACTATGGTGGCAGAAACACAAAGAAATACTTTGACTGGAAGTCCAAACTTTACTGAAGTTAGAAAAGTTGGTTTTCAAGCAGACTTTAATTCAGTAGAAATGAGTGGAACAACATTATTTGAATTTGGATTTTTAGCTAGTGGACCTGCTCTAGGTGGAAGTATTTGGCAAAGAGAAGGATTTGGCTCAATTGTATTCGACGGAACAAGTGAATTGCAAATAGTAAGTACAATGGAGGTTTTATAATTTATTATATACTTAATAACTTAATGTATATAAATAATAATTTATTAATTTAAAACATGACAGCAGAAGGAGTATTTCCAAAAGTACCTGGAGATGTAGTTTATTCTAGTGAATATAATGCTTTTGTACCAGTAGGGGTAGTATTACCTTGGTTAAAAACATTTGGTTCAGTAGATTCAGGAACAACAGATAGTACTACTGCAGATAAATTAGTTCAATCAGGTCAAAATTTTATAACAACAGTTACTGTTGGAGATGTGATTCATAATACAACAGATACAACATTTGCTTATGTTACTGCAATAGATTCAGATACAACATTAAGTTTAGATTCAGATATTATGATTTCTGGAGAGGCATTCATAATTTATAAAACTACAGCATTGCCTACTGGC